ACATCATCTGTAGGGATGGTGTACATATACTTCCAGATATATCCTGCACCAGTGCTTTCAGTGTAAAGACCAGTTGATGAACTGTAGTTACCACCAGCAGTGTTAGGTTCTTCTGTTGCGTTTTGTCCAGTAGTGTTAGAAGGATCCTCTCCGTTGTAGAGGCACTTAAATACTTCGTAAGTTGAGTTCATTACGTAGAACTTAGCGTCAGCAATACTAGTCTGACCTGTTGCAGTGGTTTTACCAATTTGACCACCGCCACCAGGTGTAGCAGAGTAGTCAGGCTTCCACATGTCAAACTTAGGATTGGTAACAGTGTCCCAGTTATAACGACGAATAACTGTTCTTGCAAAAGCATCAGTAATACGCTTGGCAGCAATTAGTTCGTCATAAAGATTTCTTTTTTCTCTCTGATTATCAAGAGGTAGAGGAGGAACGTCCTCAGTAGCATAACGATAAACGCCAGAGACTGCTTCGGCACCAGTATCGGATCCACCTGCACCACCAGTTCTGCCTTTAAGAGCAGTACCTAGAGCTGGTGCGGAGTTGATTCCTGCGCTTCCAAAAACGTCGGTAAGAAGGAGAGCACTATCATAAACTGCAGCAACTGTAGCACGGAAAGAGGTGGAACCATATGTCCCAACATATACTTCGTTACCAACAGCAAATGCTGTTCCGTTCTTAGAGTGAATTTCTAAATATGCCTTCCAAGGTTGTGGGCGTCCCACAAAGAAGTACATCCTAGAACGCTCTGCACTGGTGTCATTAGGACCTTCAGTGAGTGATTCTAGAAATTGTTTCGCGTTAAAAATACGAAACTTATCAGAGATGATAGCAGCCATGAGTTTTCTGTTCCGACGTTATGATAGTTTGTGCCTGAGTTTATTTATATACGTTTATTTAGGTAATTGTAAACGGAATCATCTGGGTACCACTAGTCATTGTACTTGAGCCTCTAAACAAAGTACATCCACCAAATGATGTTGATGACTTTGATTGATACTCAATAATACCACCATGATTAGTGAATAGGTATCCCGCATCAGGGAAATAAGTTGTATCTTGTACATTGATTGTTGCTGTTAGTGATGAGGAAGAACTAATTGCAACAGGATTTTGGATTGACGGTGGTACTAGGTTAAGTACAGGACCTGCTAGTGTATAACTAGACTCCGCTCTATCAGTAAAATCTCTAATTGTGAGCGCGGAATAATAAGTAGACACTTCCAAAATTGTCATACCAGAGACGTTTGCTGCACCATCATCAAATATACCATCAAAGTGCTTGATTCTATGACCAGCATTTGTAGTGGTATATTTACCAATATATTCTGCAGCAACACCAAAGATTGCGTTTGTAATCTGAATCTCTGTTAAATCACGTTTGGTAACGAAGTATCTATCAGAAATATCAATTAGATCAACCTCACCATCATGTCCTCCTGTAGTGTTACCTGCTCTGATAGCTGTAGGATCAACTAAGAATGCAGTTTCCTTATATCCGTCAATTACACCGCCAGGTGGAGGAGTAATTACAACCTCTAATGCTTCTCTTGAAACAGAGAACTCAGGTGGAGACTTGATTTGAATTTGTCTCTGTCTAGAAATTCCTTGACCAGGTGTTACTGATGCACTAAGCATAGTAACATCACTTTCAGATTCAATAGTAACAACAGCAGCAGATACTACAGTTACCTCTTCAATCTGTCTTAGATATGTTCCAGCAGCCCAGAACTGAGGAGTTGTTCCTTGTCTTCCTCTAATAAGATTAAGGAATCTATCAGGAATTTTTCTAGCATAACTGACAATCTCATCACCAATCATCAATAGTCCGACAGGAGCAAACTTAGATGTATCTGGAATGTATGCAATGCTGTCGTTAACATCCAAATCAAGATCTAAGTATGCAGCATTCTCAAAGTAGTTGACATTAGATAGAGCATCATTTGGAATAAGGTTCTCAACTGTTGTTGTAATGACCTTACTTACATTACTAATAGAGTTGACAGTAACAATATCTTGAATCTCTGCAGAAAGAACGGTGACTGTATCATATTCAAGAGGATCAACTCTAACAACAGGAGATTGTACTCTTGCTTCTGTTGGGAACTTCTCATCAGTCATTCTGACTAGACGTTCCTCATCTTTTTGAGTCTCAACAATAGAAACAATCTCTTTTTCTTCATCAAATGGACTGTTAACTAAAATAGTACCAAGACTTCCAATAGCTTGTATTCCAGCATCACTGATCTCTGTGATCACAGTGGTTCCTGACATTCCAAATCCAGATATCTGGTTGACAATGTTTAGATTGATTAGAGAAATACCAATCTCTCTTTCAGATAGAATATCAAATCTTCTAGCAACAATAACTTTTGGTGCTTTAGTATATCCAGAACCACCATCAATCAGATCTACACTGAGAACTTGACCTTTGCTAACAATAACTTGTGCTCTAGCACCACCACCAGTTCCATCTTGAGGAATAAACTCAATGATAGGTGGTGTAAAGTATTGGTATGCAGTTGGTTGTGTAAGAGGATCGTAGCTACGTTGGTTCCATGTTAGTTTTGTAACAACACCATTTTCAATACTTGCAATAATAGAAAGACCTTCACCTCTGGTAATACCATTGTAAGGTTCTACAGAAACAGCAGCAAAGATGTCATCTGATAACTGTTCTCCCTCTCTACCATCTTTACTGGTAGTTTCAGTAGGAAGTTTCTTAATTTTTCTAAAACCATCTTCACCTTCTACACGAATCAAATCACCATTTGATATACTTAAGAAAGGACTCTTATATGTTTTACCAAGAATAGTTCCAGACCATAATCCGTTCTCATCTCTGAGTAGCTTTCTACCCATATCGTCCTTACGGAGAGTTAGTGTAGTATCTGTAAACTCAGAAGATGATAAAGTGGTATTTCTATCATAATATCCTTCTACAGCAAACACAATATCTTTATTGTCTAGAACAATAGCATTTTGTGCTTTTAAAATATCAAATTCTACTGTTGATGCAGTACGAAGGAAATTACCTACTTTACCGATAACATTATATGTTCCATCAGATTTTACTTGCCAACAGTGAATACCACTACCAATCTTGTCTCCCATCCAAGCATAAGTCTCATATGAGTCCCAGAAAGATGAAGTTGAATCAATTACAAATCTTCCTGTAGAGAAGAATGCGTCAGGTGCAAAGTCAAATATATTAAGAACTTGTCCTACATCTCTACCATAGAGATAACGCATATCAATTCTCATCTCTTTTTGAATAGGTTTCTTAAAGAAGATGTTAGGACCTGAGATATCATAATTAGTTGTTTCCTTTTGAAGGATTCCATCAATGAAAACATACAATGTAGTATTTGACTCAACACTTTGTACTGTATTGTCTTCAACATCTAGAATCAAGAAAGGACCAGTTCTAGAACCGTCTACTAAGTCATAGTCAATAGTTAACCTCTTATAGTTACCAACACCAATACCAGTAACCTTTTCAACTGCAGTTGGTTCATTAATAGTCTTAGCTCCAAGGTCTTGATCCCAAATAGGAGCAACATCAAACTTGATGACATTAGGAATTACAGTTCTGTCTATAAAATAAGCATCTTGTAGTGGATAGTTTTCTGTAAGTTTAGGTCTCTGTAATACAGCATTGAGAGTTATGAATAAATTCTCATCATTTTCTGTATTAACAACTGAGTTATCATCCCAATACAATTCAAACTCTTTAGTCTCACCATCAACAAAATCTGGAAGTGTCTTAGTTACAGACTCTTCTTTAATAGAATCTTCTAGATTATCATACAATGAATCCATTGCAGAAATGACAGTAGCACATTCTTGTGCTGGTAGTAATGGATCAGGTAGAATATTGTAATTAGAATATGTTAGAGTAGAAGTCCAGTTACCTTGCTTATTAGGATTGATAGGTGTTTTCTCTACAAGTCCTTTTCCTTCTGTTAAAATAGTATCAACAATACTATAGAAGGTATTAAGAGCACTTTCAACCTCTGCACATACAGGAGTTACAGAGTCTACTAGAACATCTGGATCTGTATATGGCAACTGATTTCTCATTGCCTGAATTGCTAGATCTTTAGCATATTCAAATGTAGCAAGAGTCTCTGTCAAATAACCGTCAATATGATATAAACTCTCTCCATATGGATAAGCATTCTTTCTGTAATATAATTGTGCAGCAGTTACAACCTTTTCATTACCACCTAACTGTAGGTGATAAATGTAAGAATCAATAATTAATCCAATATCTCTAGCACATTTTGTTTGTACATCATATGTACCGCCAGGTGCAAAACCTGTAATAGTAAGAGAACTTACAGTATAACCATAACTACCTTCACTATCAATTGTAACAGCAGTGATTCTACCTTCATCGTCAATCTCTGCAGTTGCAGTTGGTAGGAACTGTCCAGCTCCTGATGATGTCAGTGTGACAGTTGGAGAACTGTCATAACCATAGCCAGGATTAGTAACAGTAAAGGTGGTTCTCTTAATAGTTTTACATTGTGCATCTAATTCATGTTCTGCTGAACCACCAACACCACGAATATAACCAGTTGTTGTACCACTAGCAAAACCTGATCCACCTTCAGTAATCCAAATATTACCAATTCTCTTACCAAGAACAATCTCTGCCTCAGCATTACCGTCAATAGTAATAACTTTATTAGAGTAATTTTCTTGCTCTACATAATCATTGTTAGAATCTACAATATATCTTTGACCAATAGTATAACCTGTAATTTCAATAGCAGTAACGGCAGTGCCAGTAACAGTAGCTACCGCTGTTAAACCTTCCATGTCACCACCTAATGTGACAGTTGGAGGATTGGCAGGATCATAACCACTACCACCATTAGTGATATTGATTGCTTTGACATATCCATTCAACTCTAGGTCAGCACTTAACTCTACACCAATACCAACTGCATTGGTTGGATTTACTACAGTATCAGATGCAGGGAAAACATAGAGTTGTGGTGCAGTTTCATAACCATCATTCTTATCTTCACATAAAGTAGTTTCGTCAACTTCACCTTTAATAATTTGTACAGCACCAATATCTAAAGTTCTTAGTGTATCTACAGTAGCTGTTGCCTGTACTCTTGTACTAGTAGGATCTTCCCAGTTTAGAGAAGGATAATTTGTTTTTGCCCATGATATAGACTGATCAATAATATATGCTTTATTGCCTTCAATTAATTGTCCTGCTTTGAAGAACATACCATTGTTAAGACCACTCCAAGAGAATGATGCTTGATCTGTTCCAGAGAAAGCAACAGGAAGTGTAACAGTTACACCGTCAACAATAGAGTATTGATTGCCTGGTTCTACTGCACCAGTTGTAGTAGGTACAGTTGTATTTGTGGTAACTTCACCACTCAAACTAGTTGTTCCAACAGGAGCACCACCACCAGTACCAGAGTTAGCTAGTGCTGCGTTATTGAGAGTGACTTGTGTAGCACTATCAATAGATACAATCTTAGTTCCTACTGGGAATGATCTACCAGAACTAATAAACTGACCAATAGCTACGTTATCTGTATTTGTTAGAGTAACAGTTTTTGATCCTTGTAAGTAAGCTACAGATACATCAATGTAATCCCAGTTACGGATTGCCAATTTAGCAAGTCTTGTTGCATATGCAAAAATTGCATTTGACTCTGTTTTATTATTTTGAATATAAAGATAATCACTTTGATCAGCATATGTCTGACCATACAAAACAGTTTTTACATTTCCACCAAATCTGATGTCATGTTGATATGCATCTAAAATTTCTCTAATGTTTTGTTGATAGTCATCTTTCTTGGTGCTCCAATCAAGTGATGGATATAATGCTTCACCATAACCAACACTCTCATTTACAATAAACTCTACATTTCTTTCAATCTGATTTGCAGCATCAATCCATGTACCACCACGTTGGAAAATGTTCTTTAATTTTCTAAAGTAACGATTATTATATCCAGATGCACCGTCTCCTTTAAATGCAATATATTTTGCATAGAACTTAACGCCAGTATATTCAGATAAATCTGTAGAACTTGCACCAGTTTGTTTAGATGAAGGTCCTAATGGTGCTGTAGCAAATGTAATCTGATCACCAGAAACTGTATAAGCAACCTCAGGTTCTTGTAAGACACCATCTAATGTTACAATTAAATTCTTTGCACTGTATGGTGTGAAAGCCACACCAAACTCATCTCTTAACTGGAATGTTTTTGTTCCTACACTCTTACTCTTTTCATCTAATACACCATCAAAAGGAGCATCTAATGAAATCTCAAAAGAACGAATCTCATTGAATAAAAACTCACTAGTAGCAGCAGAACCTACTGCTTTTTTAATTCTCTGATTTTCTACTTTTTGTACAGTTTGTGTTACTACTCTTGTAGTATTCTCTACTGTAATCTTATTCTTTGCAGGATCCCAAAGTTGAATGACACTGAAGTGCGATGCTTTTGGCATCTCTACTGGCATCTCTGTACTAGAAGTTGTCTCTACATCAACTTGACCAAATAGTTTAAATCCAGCTGGGTGAGTTGTAGACTTAATAAGGTCACGCCATTGATCAATAGGTTGCTGAGACTTAATAACATAAGAATAGTCTTGATAGAAGTCACTATCAATCATTCTCTGGTTAGATACACCTAAACGACCTTTGTCTGACTTGTAATATCCAATGTTATCATAGAATGATGAAATCTCTTCTTTAAGAGTAGAAACAAAAACTGCTTTTACTGTAGCAACTGTGTTTGAGATATAACCAATAAGTTGTACATTTTCTCTGATAGTTCCTTGAACATCCTCTAGTTTTAATAAATTAGAATTTAATCTATATTCAGCAACCTTTGCTCTTAATACCTCTACACCATTAACAGTTTGAGTTACTAGCTCACCTTTTTTATATCTTGCATTTGCAGATAGAGATTTTAAAGAAACTACGTACTTAGAACTAAATGTAGATGATACAGTTTTATCTAAATGATATGCACCACCATTGTCAGTGATACTAACACTTTGTGGAACACCAATAGTATCACTTTCAACATATGCCTCTACATCAGATTCAATAATTTTAATTTTAGGAGCAAAAGTATATCCTCTGCCAGGATTATCTACAACTATAGAAAAGATCTCTCCATTTCTAACAATAATTTTAAATGTTGCGTCTTGTCCATCACCATCTACAATTAATACTTTAGGTTTTGAATAATTAGAACCTTTATTTGTAATCTTAACACCAGTGATTACACCTGCTACTGAATCATAATCTACAGTAGCAGATCCTCTAAACGACTCTGATTGATCAGCACCAATAATGATTGGAACTTTCTTATAATTTAATCCAAGGTTGATGGTGTTGACCTTATCAATCTTACCGACAGCGAACTGACCAGTAGTAGTATAAGAAATGGATCCAGAACCATCCCAAA